TTTCTAAGCTCCAGTACTACCAAATCCGCCATCACCTCGCTCAGTGTCATTAGCAGAATTAAAGTATGAGAAAAACTCATCAATCTTCTTAGCAGCATCAGGATCATTAACAAACTTATTAGCCCAATATAAGAGGTCACATTCTTCAGCTGAGAATTGACGAGGATCTTCGGCGAGGGTGTAATTCAAAGCTTTCTTAAAAGGCTCTATATCATTTGAGTATTTAATGGCTATTAGTGATTTTCCACGTTCCTTTGCCAGCTTATTCAGATAATCAAAATTGATTAAGATACTTGTAAGCTGTTTAACTGTCAGTTCAACCTTGATAAGGTTCTGTGATGTTTCATGTTCCATTGTTTTATTCCTTAGTTGGTTTATCATTTATGATTTGGGTGAGTGCTTTATGACTGTCTAACCATGCGTATACCTGAGCGCGGTTATATACATTTACATGCTTCTTTTTACCTGTGGATGGTGGAAAGCCGTGACATCTGTTAAGCTGATTTAACCTTCCACTTAAATGATTACAGTCAGCTTTTATACAAAAGAGCTGCTTAAGATCTAAAGAAGTTAACTCCTCAAAAGATTTGTAACTCTCCAGTAGCTGAGCATTAACTTTAATAAAGTGCTCTCTCTTGTTCTTGGAACCAACATATCCATCATGAAAGCCATTTGTCCAGACAACTTTGTCAGATTGTTTTCCCACTTTAGGAGCCTTAGTATCAAAGTAAGTCTCAATCTTGATCTTGCAATCACTTACAGCAGCCTGAAGAGCGACATCAGGTTTTAAGCCGTAATCTTTAATGTAAATTGCTTTTGTCTCAGCGCCATACACTCTCAAGATCAAGTCTTTTAAAGCTTGTTTTGCTTTATCATGAGCATCGGCAGGGGACAGCTTATTTACCTTAACTTCATAAAGCACACGTTCTTTAATAAAGTTATCCATCTCAACAGTTAAAAACTTCATACTGGGTCTTACTCTTTAGTAACTAACAAACTGTACTTCTCGATTAGATCATCTCTGTTGTATATACACAACAAGTCCTCAGACAGGCGAACCAAGCGAGAAACATCATCTTTGATAACAGCAACGGTAAACTCCTGCATATCGATATCTTGCTCTTGCCATGCTTTTAGGTCGCCTGATACCTCGTATTCCTCAACAAAACGAGCTATAGCATCATGCAGATTGCTCTCTAAGCTATCCAATCCAGGTACTTTAACTTTTAGCAAAGCTCCATGAGGAATAGGAGAGCGTAAGCGAACTTGAAAGAGAGACAGGCAATTATCCTTTTTAATAAAGTGAGCTCCGTCTAAATTCATTGACCAGAACTCGATATGTTTGCCTGTTAAGACGTCAATACCAATCTCAGGATCAGAACCATCAAATTCATCTTCAACGCTCTTAAGCCAAGCTTTAAGCTCACTTACTCTCATAGTTATGCCTTTGCTACAGTTGTCTTGTTTAAAGGATGATTGCCGTTAAGTTCAAAACGCTTTGCAGCATTTAAAAGACCTACACGAAACTTCACACGGTCAGTTCTATGCTCATCATCTTTTAAGCTGCTATATTTGTATTTAAGCTCATAAGCTTTTAATAAACGTTTCATTTGAAATACCAAGGTACCTTTATCAACTTTTGTCTTATGACATAACTCGTTAATCACAACAAACTCCACAGCATGGCTGTCATTTTCAAATACAGAAAGATTGGATTTGATATACTCGTCATTAAAGCCCAGAGCGCGAAGTAGCTTGTCGTATGTGCCTACTCTTACACCAAAGACATACTTTGCTTTATCTACATTGACCTTTGCCACAGAAATGGCTTGCTTTGCAGCATCAGTTCCTTTTGTTCCTGTTCTTGGAGAAACCTTTGCAGGTGTCTTAATCTCAGTCTCTGTCTTTTCATCAGCTTTAACCTCTGCTGAGCTTTGGCAGGCTTTCTCAATGCTCTTCTCATCTTTAATCTCAATCACTGGCTTTTTGTCTTCTTTCTTAGTATCTGTAGCCTTACTCTCTACAGTCTCAACGCGCTCTACTGTCTTGGTATCAGATTTAACGTCTTTAATTTCATCTTTGGCTTTAGCCTCATTAGCTTCCTGAGCTTCAACAACACCTTTGGCAAAAGCCTGTGGTGTATCAGGATTAGCTTTATCAAGCTCTTTGTTGATCTCATCCATGGTTTTACTCTCAGTTTCATAAGCATCATAGGTGTTGTATGCTTCCAAAATAGTTTTAGGATCTTTCAGATAAGGTTGGATCTTATTGATAACATCAGGAAAAGCACCTTTCTTTAAAGCGATAAATGCTGCTCTAATATCTGTAGGTCTGGCACCCATAAACAGAGCCTTGTACAAAAGATATGTATTAACAGGCTCATAAGGCTTTAATGTCTTATCAGTAAGTTTGATATCCAACATTGCTAAAGGTTCGTAACTGTTCTTAAACCAAACGCCATATAATTTCTTCATTTTGTTAGTCCTTATTTACCCAATAAAAAACGCTTGCATAACCGTCTACTAAAGATCCACTGTCATCAGTCATTGGAAAAGCATGTATGCACTGGATATCTTTACTTTCAATCTTATTGTCGTTGATAAACATACATAGCTTCTTTTCAGCACTGTGTATATGTCTGTATGGTGAATATTCTGATTTTGGTTCTTCATCAAAGAAGATCTTGTGAACTAAAACTCTCATTTTTTAACTCATTCCTTGTGTGATTTAAGATAATCTTGTCTTTTTTTTAGAACCCAATCATCAATATCAGGCTCTATCCATACTCTTTGAGCATTACTTGAATTGGTTAATGGGAAAGGTTCAGGAAAATCTGTCCAATCCAGTCTTAAGTGTCTCAAGAATGTCTGCGTGTTCATGTGTAGCTTCATGGCAACTTCTGTTTTATTAAGTAAATTCATATAAGTTCCTTATAAACTTGCTCAAAAAGCCTGAGGTTAGGAAAGTGAATGAACTTAAGAACCCAACCTCAGTAAATCTCAACTAAGGAGATATTTTCATGTTTCTAACTTACTCACCATATTTAAGAGCGGATGAGCGCGCTCTTTCTGCTTGTTTCCGTTGCTACAGAAACTGTTCTAACATTGATGCCACCATGAAAAAAGCTAAGATTATGAACATGCTTACGGTAATGTTTACCATCAGGTCATATAGCTTTTGTTTGAGCTTAGCTTTAGTCATATTGGTTACTCCTCAATGTCTGTTAGTCTTGAGCCTGTCACTAGAGCCCAAAGAATTTGTTTAACAGGGTGTAAATCTCATCTTCATAGCTGTACAGGTAGATAGTTGCAGCACAGCATCCAATAAAACCAACACCTGCCATAAGGTCGCTTAATACAGACTTGGTCTCCTTACTTAGTTTCATTTATGAGGCTCTCCTGTTCTTTAGAATGACAGTTATCAATGAAAGCTTTCTTAAGTCTGTCAGCTTCAGCTAATACAAGCGACCTGTCATTTTCATCATCAATAAGCTTTATTGCATAATTGCAATAGGAGATAAACTTGCTAGCAAAGCTGATACCTTTAGAATTGAACTGGTAATAGTTGACGCATATTGAGTGAAGAGCCTTGAAAGCCATTGCTGATTTGAGCTGTGGTCCTGTCCTAACCAACCCCCTGCAACATTTAAAGCCTTCCTGCTTGTCGAAGTATTGAGCGTTGAAGTTAACACCTTCAAGTACAGTTTCTTCTTTGTCTTTTAGAATCTCCCATGCACGACATGCAGCAAGATCTTCAAGTACACCAATATCAAATGATGCAGGTATATTCTTGATTTGGTTGTAAGCTAACTGATGAACGCTCCACAACCACTGAGGATCAGTTGAGTGAATTACCTTAAGCGCAGCAGCTTTAACAGCCTTAGATACTGATGATCCAGGATCACATGCTCCATCAGCTTTCTTTTCAACAGGATCTTTTACAGGTAAATCTTTAACAGGCTCGGTTGCAGTCTTTTTTGCTTCTTTAGCTGTAGCTTTAGGAGCTTTTACAGACTTTACAGGAGTACCTTTGTCTTGATCATGCTTGTCATTGGTATCGTCTGTAGGCTTCTTTGTCTCAGGCTCTTTACCAAGATTTAAAACAGCGTCAGTGATCTTGTCCTCAATCTTTTGAGATACAACAATCATCTGCACAGCATCAAGATAGGCCATTTGTTTCTCATTAAGCTCTTTATTGATGTCTGTCTTTAGACTCAAAGACACTCTGTCAAAGAACTTTGATGCTAATTCTTTTGCGTTTTCAATCTCAGTGTTAAGTTTTCTATACTCATTTGCCTTTAGGGTAAGAGTTGAGATTTCAATATCTGATACTTCAAGAGATAAATTTAGTGTTGCCATTTCAGAATACCTATAAATTATTAGTTTTAGCTAATCTTTATTAAAGATCTTAGTTAAAACTAACGAAATTGCAACAGGAAAAACTAAAGAATATTTTATAGTATTGAAAAATAAAGGAATTTAATTAAAGGAAAGCTGCTAAAATTTTGATGTGATTTAATAGAATTATTTACAAAAGTAATAAATATTATTATAATATAAGCACGTTCAATGAGAACGTGGGACTCGAAAGAGATGTTCAACTAACGGAGATATTCAAATGGATGAGAATGATTTAACTTTGATGTTAACTATCCTTTGGATACTTTCTAGCAAAAGTAATCAAGAAAAAGCACTAACCCTGTTTAATTTGATTAAAAGCTTAAGCTAGAAAGCAAGGTGGGGTGAGAGCCCCACCTACTCCGATTATAGGACATTAAATCATGGATGGAAAGTTATATAAGCGTTTAAGAATGGCATTGGGCTTAACTACCAGTGAGTTAGGTGAAAAAGTTGGTGTTGGTAGTAATTACATCTCAATTATGGAGAATGGAAAGAAACCTGTATCAGAGTTACAGGCTATGAAGCTTAAAGAGTTGATTGAACAGCGTTACAAAGAGGGAGATGAGTGCTTTAATATCTTAAAAGAGATTTTTTGTAAGTAAATGTAAAAGCCAGTACTCAGATACTGGCTTTTAAATTAAAGTCTTTTTTGATGAATTGGTTTGCTTTGACTTGTTTGACTCAGATAAGAGTTTTGCTAACTTATCAGTATTATCAACAATATTTTGCATAACACGGTTGTTTTTTGGGGTTTAAGGCAAAGCCTCCATTTTTGTATATTACAACAGGAGATTTACTTGAAGCCCAATAAGAACTACTCATTTTTTTTATCTCCGCCTATTCATTCCATGATTATAAATCTTTTACACTTAAAGGATCTGTTTTCCATTTTTGGACAAGTATTTCTAAATCTTTAAAAAGTGTATCCTTTCGTTCCTTATCTCTAATTCCCATGACTGTAGGAGAAACAGCATCCCAAAGTTTTATAAAATTCGAACAATGAAGCCTTTTAAATAATTTCTCATCTAAGATACCATGATTTATAGCGGCCGCATAAAATTCGTATCTATTTAATACCAATAATAAAGAGCCTCTTTCAGTAGTGAATTTTTCTTTTTTATTAACGAATATATCAAATAGCTTATTTTTATCTTCTCTTACATAGCTAAAAATTTTATTACTAGCGTCGACTAACTTTTGGTCTTTGTAATCGCTGAGTACAACGTCTAGTGTTGCCCTTTCTTTTGAAGTTCTTCTGGCAACAATAATTGTTGCTACAGCTATTATTGAAGTAGTTAAAACAATCACAAGTTGGATAACTGTTGCCCAATCTCTTAAAGAAAGTTCTGATATTTTTACAGGAAGCTGATATTCCTTAAATAAGAGACTTATAGCTATAAAAAAAGAGATTAGCGAAAATGCAATCGCTAATCCCAATTTTCTTTTATTGTAAAAATGTTTTAAATACTTAACCATTCCAGCCTTCGTTTATAATTTTATTTTTCATTTTAGCCTTGCCCCTTAAAATATTTTCTATGTCAATCATGTTTTGAATTATAGAAAGAAAAAAAAATCGTGTCAAATTTAGCTTAGCAACATTTTGAGTTTTAGCTGAATTATCTTTATCTATTTGATTGTTATTAGTTGGCATTAGATAATTCCTTGGCAGCACGTCTCATTCTATTACCTACTGCAATAAAGTGACGTTGATAACCTAGATCTTCTTCTTTGTTTAGGTTTTCTTCAATACGATCTAATGAGGCTATATACTTAGCTTTGTTTAAATCAGATTGTCTATTCTTAGTTGTAATAAAGAAGCAACAACGAGCAAAGCTTCTTAAAAACAGCACTATATTCATCTTATCAACCTCGCTGTTATTATGTCGTGATCCTGACGCAACTATATAAGATTGAAAAAGCAAAGTCAAAATTTTTACAACCCACCGCTACCCGACTTATCTATAACGCGACCAATAATTCGGAAGTTGATCTCATCACCTTTGTGTATAGTTTCATCTGGGTATTGAGGGTTTTCGGAATGAATAATTAGATCGCCATTCATTAACTGTATTAGGCGCTTTACTCTTACTTCATCACCATAGACGATAGCGTAAACATGGTTATTATGTATGGGGCTTGTATCTGCCATATTTACTAAAATTCTATCATCTGGAAAAAGAATTGGCTCCATGCTGTCATCTGAGACAATAAATCTTTTACAATGCTCAGGATTCACACAAATACGCTGAAACCATGATCGTCTATACGTCGCAGGCACACTCTCAGTCTGTTCTTCATAAGTAGGTTCACAGCCATTACCTGCAGCACATCTAACACCGTACTCTTTAATCTGCACATAATCATCTGATGGAGTTTCATCATCATCCAATGCAACTACAGGATCACCCTCAGGTTCACCTTTACCGGTGATGAGCCAATTAAGATTTAGATTTAAGGAACGACTTGCCTTGTAAGCTACAGTAGACATCAAATCTTTGGTTTTGCCACTTGTCCATCCATTTACAGATGAAGATTTAACGCCACATTCTTCAGCAAGTCTAGATTGATTCTTACCACTCTTTTTTAAACCGTAGTTAATACGATCTGACAGTTGAGAAAAGTCAAACATATCTAACAACCCCACATTTTCTTTAGCTATATCTAATTGTAGGATATATTTTAGTAGTTATGCCTTGAATTTTTATTTAGTTAAAACTAACATAATATAGTGGCAAAATTTTGGATTTATGTAGATGAAAAGACGAAATTTAAAAGATCTGGTATTTACTCAAACTCTTATAGATGAGCTAGGCGGTCCTACAAAAGTAGGAATGATCTGCGGTATTAAAGCTCCTTCTGTATTGGGATGGTTAAAGAAAGGTATACCTCGCGGTTGGATGATGTACTTTAAGACTGAATATCCAAATCTACAGGTTTGGGCAAAAGAGCCTGACTGGAACAAAGAACCTTCTACCTTATCAAAGTAAGGAGAGTTATATGGACACAATTACCTCGTATGTATCAGATGATTTGATGCAGTTGGAATTAGCACCAGCTCCAAAGATTATCTTGGTTGCATTGTCTACTTTTAAGAATGGCTATTATTCAACAATGAATAACCTGGCTCTTAAGGTTAATATGCCTCGTAGAACTATACAACGCTCTTTAAAAACCTTAAAAGAGCGCGGTTACGTATACATTGACGAAACTGACGTCGGCAACATCAAGCTTTTAACTACCAACATCATGAAAGATGCTGAGAAAGTAAGAGTTGAATCTATGCAGCCAACTCTGCTTAAAAAGATGCAAAAGAAGTCAAAAGCCAAGAAAGTTGATCCTGTTGAAAACTCTTTAGAGCCTGTGGAAAACTCTGTTGAGAGGGTGACAAATAGTCACATGGGTGCGACAAATTGTCTCAGGGGGTGCGACAAATTGTCACACTCCTATAATAAAGATCTAAATATAGATAAAAATAAATATATATATAGATCTGATCTTAATAGTAAGAAGCAAGGGGAAGTTTTTGAAAATCAGGCTCACGAGCTTGAACTTCAGGAACAGACCGTTGATCTAAAGCCACAAAATCAAAAAGTCAGAATCATCAAAAAGAACGTTCGTGGTATTGAGCTCTTTATCACCTATGATGAGCGCGGTGAGATGATCAACAGTGAGTTTGTTGATTATGAACATGCTTTTGACAATATCGATGAAAAGAACAACAAGAACGAGGTTATCACCTCAACTCTAAGACAGACCCTTAGTGATATTTACAAGCTGTCTGCATCAGACGTAGAGCAGTTAATCGAGAAGATGCACTCTTACTACGTCAAAGACGGTACATGGAGATATCAAAGAGGAAACCGCAAAGAGATCTCAATATCTCAGCTCTCAAAGTTATGTGTGTACTGGGTTAATAACCTCAGGAAAACACGACAAAGAATTAAGCAGCAAAGTGACTGTGTTTACGAAGAGCCACTTACTGCACAACAAGATTCATGTACGTTGTCACAACCCACATCTTTAGCTAACAATCGTGATAGTGACAGCGTGCATGGATGCCAAGACACAGGTAAGGCTCAAATGCAGATGCCTAGTGTGCTTACCAAGGAAATGCTTGCTAACAGCGAGTATATGTCAGCGCTTATAGCTCAATATGGCGCTGATGCAGTCAACAGACAGGTATGGAGAGGTGTTTTTTAATGTACGGCAAAGATTTTGATTATGACAACATTCCACCTGACAGAAGGTTGCCTATACCTCCTGAGGCTATTGAAGAGCCTAGTGAAAGTAACAAGTATGGCTCAATCTTTCTGTGCAGAAAAGAATATCCAAACGAAAAGGTGGGCAAAGCCATTATCTTGGATTTTGAGACTACAGGCTTAGACAGGTTTAATGATGATCCTATCGAGTTAGGCTTTCTCAAAGTTACCTACTCTAAAGACGATGGTAAGATCTTTCAAATCACTGACAAGTATCAAGGATTTAAGCAGCCTAAAAAAGAAATCTCTCCAATGATTACTGATATCACAGGTATTACCAATGAGATGGTGGCAGGTGAGGATTTTAACTATGCAAAGATCTTTAAGCTGTTCTCTGATGTAAATCTTGTGATATCTCACAATGCTGCATTTGACTGTCCGTTCTTTGACAGAATCTTTAAAGACAGTGAACCAATGCGCAAGATACCTTGGGCTTGCTCAATGATTGGTATTGATTGGTTAGGCTATGGTTATAAATCATGTGGCCTTGTAAAAATCATTGCTCATAATCGTTTTATTTACAAAGCTCACAGAGCATTAAACGATGCTATGGCTCTTACTAACATGCTGGTGTTACAGCCACAGCTCTTTATTGATTTAAGACGTTCTGCTGCTAACAAGTTCACAGTACTGGCTGTACCTGAGAGCACACTTAAGAACAATGAGAAAGATCGTGAGACTATCTCAAAAATGGGATTTTTTAAAACACGTGATTCAAACGCTCTTATCAGAGTTATTACTCCAAATGTTAAAGCTAAAGCATTAGAGATCATCACAGGTAATACAAATCTCACATTGAAAGATCTTGTAATCATTCCAAATGTACCTGCAGATAAGGCTTTTAGAATGTACCAGATTGACGGAATTTAGGAGTGCTTATAAGTCGAGCGCGTAAGGAAGGTAAATGCTAACTAAGTACATCATAGAAGCAATACAGGATGGTTACTCATCTGATTATTTAAGTCTTCTGCACAACTACGGTTTATGGGCACGATATTTTGGTGCTGTAGGGTATCACTGCCCTGCAACTGCCCATGAAGACTATATCATTGACGATGAGAGTGCACTTATTGTTGAAGCTTGTATGTGCTGGTTAAAGCAAACACGTCCTCAGGTGCATAAGCTACTCTCAATGTACTACATTCGAGGTCTTGATGAGTATGACATCTTGTCAGTACTTAAAGAGCATGAACACAGTATTAGAACAACAAGAGCGCGTTATAAAGACAGATATGATGCTACTCCATACGATAATGCTATACGCTACCTTACAGGCAGGGCAGTGAGAGATGTAATCATCCTGGGCGAAAAGCTAGTTCTTGAGCACCTTGTACAGGTATACAACCAAGAGCATGAGACACCTCTTAATGTAGATTGCGTTAAGGAGTGTTAATGAGAACTTTTGTATATAACGGCATTGAATACCGCTCTCTATGTGAGTGCTGCAACGCTTTAAATCTCTCTTATCAGAAAGTCAGACGCTTATGCAGACATTACAGACGCGCTCAAAAAGATCCTACTCTTGCTATACGCTGGGCATTAGGTATAGAGCACATGCCTCACCTTGAACCTAAAACTGTTGCTTACACTCAAGATCAGGAAAGAGCTAACTTTAGACAGATGAAGTTTAAAGAGAAGATGCTACATAGCTTTATAAATGTGTAAGCTTTCATAATTTTTCTTTATAAAAATACCATCACAATGAGAGATGTAATATGATCCGTAACCAGGTAAACAACACTAATCAGGATCTTTATATGAGAGTATCTCTAGATAAAGCTGTAAAGGCAATCTACTCAAATGTGAAGTTAGAACAAATCATAAATGAAGCTATTGCCAATTCGATAGATGCCAATGCCACATCAATACAGATTGAAATAACAGGTAAGCTACCTTCATCTAAGAATGGAAATATTCAAAATTTAGGTATTACCATTAAAGATAATGGTAATGGTTTTACTGAACAGTCTCTTAAGCGATTTATTACTCTCTACGATCCTCAGGATGATTTTCATAAAGGTGTTGGAAGATTAGCCTTTAAAAGAGCATTTAAAAAGGTTCAGATAGAAAGTGTTAATGTCGATAATGGAGAAGTTGAATTTGAGTTTAATGACAAACTTGAATTGGAAAAAATTAAAAACAACGATGGTAGTAACAAAGAACAATGCACTGTTATCTTTCTATCTGATCCTGTAAGTGATATTCAAAATATCAAAACGAGTAACTTTAGCAAAGAGTATTTAAAAAATGCTGTGCTAAAAGAGTTCTTTGTAACTTTGCTCAGCTTAAAGCAAAACAAGAAAGATATTACAATATCCATAACAACAAATTTTGTTGAGGAAAACTCATTAAACAAAAGAACTCCAATCACAACTTTAATCACATGCGCTGATATACCTGATCTTAATGCGACAACTCTAAATCTTGACACTCCAGTAATAAATAATGTCAAATCTTACCAGTGTTTTTATCAATTTGCTTCAAAAGCCATAGAGGATGGATATAGCTTTATTGCAATCAGTGTTGATAATAGAAGTGTTCAACTAGATGAACTTAAAAATGCCTCTTTTGCTGGTCAAAGATGTATTTTTATTGTTTATGATGAAATATCAGATATTAAAACCGATGAATGTAGAACAATACCTACTTTTAAGAATCCAAAAATAAAAAGTGATCTACAAAAGGCTATTACTGAGAAAATTAACTCTTTGGCGATCAGTGAAATTAAGGATTTTAAGATAAAATCTGAAAAGTCATATTTAGACTTGATAGAACAGAAACCATTTATTGCCAACTTTGTTGATAAAGATAAATTTGGCTTGTTCCAGGTTGATGATATCGAGAAGGAAGCATATAAAAAACAAATGGAAGCTAGAATGAGGTTCTTTGATATGGATGTAAAATCCATGTCAGAAACTGAATTTGCCAAAAGATATGCTTTTGCCAAAGACATATTTGCTGAATATGTAATGAGCAGATTTAAGGTTCTTGAATTTATTAAGTCAACTAATGAAAAAGACAAAGAATCAGTAATTCATAACTTGTTAGTTAAGCAACGGGCGGTTATTGAGTCCGAAAAAGAAAACATCTCTTGCATGAATAATCTGTGGCTTTTTGATGAGCGTTTTTCTACTTTTGATTACATATACAGTGATAAGACAATATCTGATCTCTATCAGAGAATGGAAAAATCAAAATTGATTAATTCTTATGAAAAGCAGAACAGACCTGATATTGCAATAGCTTTTTCAGATGATCCTAAAAAACATGAAGTAAGTTTAGATTTAGTAATCATTGAGATTAAAAAGAGAAACTCTGATTATAGTTCAATCTCAAGTCTAGATACCGAATTATCCAATAGCGCAAGAGCATTTGCTTCTTACTTTAAACGTGTGAACAGGATTTGGTATTACGGTGTAGCTGATATAAAAGATGAATATGTTGGTCAGATAAGAACAGCCCAGTATGTGCCATTGTTCTCAAAAGGAAAGTGCTTTTGCAAAACAACAGATGTGTTCGATACACTAGGTAAAGAAGTAATTACAAAAGCAGATTTTTACTTATTGGATTACTCAGCTGTCTTAAATGATGCTGAAGCAAGGCTGCAGTCTTTTAAAAGAGTTTTATTGAAAGCTTTTAAGGGTAAAATTTAGTGATTTTAATCACACTTTAAATTTATTTTTGCCCTATTTTTGTGTCAATCAACAATTTTATTTAACTTTATTTTATTACTTTTCAATAAGTTAGTAATTTTTTATAAAACGGATCGTTAACGGATCGTTTTTATGAAATAGACTTATAAACAATACAGTGGATTAGTGTGATTACAGGGTAAAAAAACTGATTCAATGTATTACATACGAGATAATTTAGTGTGAAAAACCTGCCTTTTGGCAGGTTTTTTCGTATATGGAGAAAGGCAAATGTTTGATGATATATTGCAGTTGCCTTATTTCCATTTTATTCTTGCAGGAATTACAGGCGCACTAATAGCCTTTCTTCGTTCTACTCTACAGCAATATCCTCCTACAACCAAAGAGCGCGTATTAGATGCCATATTATGTGGTGCTGGTACTTTATCTATTACATGGCTTGCATGGAGATTTGGCACCGAGAAGTTTAACTACAAAGATGCAATAGCGTATGCAATTCCACTTGGTTTCTTAGGCTCAGGTCATATCTTTGAGCTTATCTCCAAGAAATACCTTAAAGGAGCAACAAAATGAGAAATAACTTGTTGCACTTTGGAGCTTATGCTTTTGAATTTGGTTTTGCTTTATTAGCAGCTATTGCTGGCGTGCCAATGGTATATGCAATCATAAGTGTGATCTGCTTTGTCTGCATTTGTCTTTGGAGACGGTAATGAAAGTTTGCCCTTTAGAGACAGTTGAACAACAGAGAGTTGTTGCATGGGCAGATCATCAAAAGATAGGAAATGACACTATCGGTCAATTCTTATTTGCTATTCCGAATGGTGGTTCAAGACGTAAAACTACAGCAAAGTTTTCTCAAGAAGCCTATCGCATGAAACGTGAAGGCGTAAGAGCAGGTGTTCCTGATCTTATGTTTGCAGTTCCCAAGCAAGGTTACGCAGGTCTCTTTATAGAGATGAAGAGAGCTGTTAAAAGCATGTCTCATGTTTCTGATGAACAAAAAGTATGGCATGAGCGTTTAGCAAGAATTGGTTATAAGGTTGTCATCGCTTATGGCGCTGACGAAGCTATTCAATCTATATGTGAGTATCTAGGCTATGAGTATGCAAGCAAGTGATAATTGTAAGGATTTAATCAAGAGCTTTGAAACTTACTCAGAAAAGGCTTACAAAGCTACAGATAATGAGAAGCACTACACCATCGGTTATGGGCATTATGGCTCGGATGTAAAAGCAAGTGATAAGTGGTCACTTGCTAAAGCAGAGGCTGCATTCTCTCAAGATCTAAAAAAGTTTGAAAAACAGCTAGTTGCTTCATTAAATGCTGATGAGATTGAAGTTAATCAAAATCAGTTTGATGCGCTATTAAGCTTTACTTACAACTGTGGCATTACTCGATTAACTAATTCAAGCTTATGGAAGTCGTTAAAGAGTGGTGTTCCTAACTCTGATTTGTTTTTACAATACAAATCACAAGGTGGTAAGTATTTAGCAGGTCTCTTACGCAGACGAGTTGCTGAAATTTACTTGTTTGAAGGTGCGGATTGGCATGAAGGTAATGATCTTGTGCTTGAGTATGTTCGCATCAGACGAGCTAACAATATCATGTTAAAAAACACCAGACAGCCGACTATCGATGCTCAGGTATATTTAAAAGTTGATCATTTAAATGGCTTGTTGAGCTTTGTAGCTAAACATGAGTAATGAGTGGAATTTACAAGCTTGTGAGATTCAAGCTGTGGGCAAAACTCAAAGCCGGTGGTGTTGAAGTTGAAGGTTTAACCAGGCGCCGTAAAGCTGAAGCAAAACTATTTCTATCTTAGGTTGAACATATGTGTGAGGGTCTTGTAGCTTCTTGTACCACTCGCCTACGACACGTAGGATAGAAGCTATCTCTACCGGTCTGGTGTATGGGGCATATAATCTAGCTGCTGACTGTTCAGACGTGTTCGGCCATGATGGGTGGTGTTCTTTATTTAGAGCGCTAGAACCATCGCAGCGATTAAGGAGAAGGTTCAATTCCTTCGGCTGGTGCCAATCTGGAGTTTCCCAATGTTATCTATTAAGAATACATTGATTGCTGGTGCATTAGCTTTTGCTGTCGGTTTTCTAACCGGCTATTCGGCAAGAGACGATCAGGCAGAAATTGAACGTCTGAATGTTGCGAAATATGCACTGGAGCAAGAAAAAACTAATCTGATTCAACAGTTGGAGGTTGAACATGAGCACCAGAAGACAGCGCAAATCAATGCAGCAAAAACGCAGGAAGATCTGGATGATCTTGAAAAGCGTTATGCTAGCGCTATCAATGAACTTAATGCTCTGCAGTTGCAGTTCTCAGAGTACACCGATTCCGACACAGCAACACTGTCCCCAGATGCCTCCACTTCCTCAGCAGTATCACAAGGTAAATGTGGATGCAGTGGAAAAGACAAAAGAGCATTTCAGAAGTTACTTAATGACCAGATGATTGTTGCAAGGGACTGCGACATCAACGCTACTTACCTCAACAATCTGATTGAGTGGTATGGCATGATTTCTCAGAAGTTAAATGTAAAGGAATAAATCAAATGAAACTTCTAACAATATGTTATACAGTGATTAAACTGGCTATTTATCCTGTCTTTTGTGCTGTCGTAAGTGTTGTGATTTACTCTTTATATAAAAATGGTATTCCGGACCTAATTTCCTTAGCTTATTCTGGAGAAACAACTAACATTTATACTGTGCAGGTAGATTCCTTTTTGATAGTGCTATTTGTGGCATTATCATTCTTCTGTCTTGGAATTCTTGCTGTTGCTGTGTCTCGTCTTGTTTATGAATTTCTTGTTGTACGCTCTGTTCGTAAACTGTTTGACCGTATTGATAAATCTCAGAAATTCCATAAATAAGTCCGTTAATTGCAAGACCTATTAGAAGATCTTTAATAATTACCTGGTATAGAGGTTTAGGCTTTGTATTCTTTGCAACGACATTTAATTGATTGGATATATTCTTAAGTTCTGCTTTGATAGCAATAGGATCTAAATCTGCAAAACTAATCAGGGTTTGAGTTGATTCCTGTATTGATAACTTTTGCGTTGCATTATCAAAGTCTGTTTTGGATTTGTCGTCAAGAGATTCAACTTTTTCATAACCTTTAACAATACATTGAAAATCTTCTTTCTTTAACCGTTTTATTTCAGAACAGAGTTCATTCTGAGAATTGGTATCTAACGTATTGATGATTGAAGATATTGAAGAAAAGTATTTAGCATGTTGAGCAAACTGAACTGCAGCTTTAGCCAGGGAAGGAGAAACAAGTTCTTTTACAGACATAGCCAATTTTATCGATGGTTCCAGGGCAGGATCAATGCTTAAGGTTAGATTGTTCTGATTCATAAAATATCCTTGTATATAAAAAGTCTAAGCACAGATGATTGTTGCAGATTGTCTGTGCTTTCTAATTCTTAATATATGCCTAATTTATTTTTAAAACCATGTCAATATGCCGGATGCAGAGAATATGCAGTTAAAGGTTCAGCATACTGTAGAGAACATCAAACAAAAGTATCAAATGAGTTTGATAAACATCGAGGATCTTCAAGAGAAAGAGGATATACAAGTAAATGGGAGAAGTTCAGAAAGACATTTCTTGCTGAGCATCCTCTATGCGTTGAATGTCTCAAACACGGCAGAATCAAACCAGCTACAGATGTTGATCATATAGTTCCTCACAAAGGCGACATGAATAAGTTCTGGAATTTAAAGAACTTACAGGCTTTATGTCATGAATGCCACAGCAGAAAGACAGCAATTGAAGACAGTAACTTTCTCAAGACCCGTAGGGGGAGTTAAAAAAGTTCATACATAAGAATGTAACCGCCCCGTTAGTTCTTTACACACGCGTGCAAAATGGGAGTAATTTACTTGTTGATTTATAGAAAAATTATTCAAGTGTATAAAGATAGGTAAAAAAATAATGGCAAGACCAAGAAAACCAACTGCAATTAAAAAACTGCAGGGAACCTTACAGCCTTGTCGAACAAACTTAAATGAGCCTAAACCTCAGACAGACATCAAAGTTGTATCAGCTCCGTCATGGCTTAATGATGTAGCAAAGCAACATTGGAATTTTGCAATATCACAGATGCCTGACGGAATGGTTTCAAGCCTAGATTACACTGTTTTTGCGATGTGGGCTGACACAGTGTCTAAGATCCTTGAGTTGGAAGCGATACTTCAGCATGAAGGTTTAATGCTTACAGACGAAAAAACTGGCAAACGTGTTGTAAACCCCGTACTAAAACAGCAAAACGAGCTGAAATATATTTTAAAGAATTATTTGACCGAGCTTGGGTTTACTCCTGCATCTCGCTCGAAAGTATCTATAACAAAGTCAGATTCAGATAACAAGAATAGCTTTCTTGATTTATAGGCTATGCAGAAACGTGATTATATCGCCATCGCTAATGGCTATATTAACGACGTACTGGCTAAGAAGATCCCTGCTTGTCGTTATGTTATTGAAGCATGCAAGAGACAGAAGAACGATCTTAAAAGAAAACGCTGGCAGTATCACTTTGATGTAAATCTTGCATCAAGACCTTGTCGGTTTTCTGAAATGCTCTGTCACGTAAAAGCTGAAAAAGCTGGTCAAAAGATAGTACTTGAGCCATGGCAGATCTTTATTCTTACCACAGTATTCGGCTGGGTTGATGATAACAATCTCAGGCGTTATCAGAGAGCATATATTGAAGTCCCAAGAGGTAACGGCAAGTCAACTTTATTAAGCTGCATCGGTTTATTCATGATGTGTGCTGACAATGAAATGGGTGCTGACTGTTACTCATTTGCAACAACTCGCGATCAGGCAAAGATTGTTTTTAATGATGCTCAGGCAATGGCTCGTAAAAATCCTGATTTGCGTGCAGCATACGGATTGAATGTTCTAGCTCATTCAATGGTCATTCCTGGTACTAATTCAAAGTTTGAAGCAAAGTCAGCAGACGGTAAAACCCTTGACGGTTTGAATACCCATTGTGCAATTATCGACGAACTTCATGCCCATAAAACTCGTGAAGTGTATGACGTTGTCGAGACTTCAATCGGTAAGCGTACACAGCCAATTATGTGGATGATTACCACAGCAGGATTTCTGATTAACGGTATCTGTTACGAGATAAGACGGTACGTTGAAAAATTGTTAAATACTTCCGTTGTAGATGATACTCATTTCGGCATTATCTATACGATTGATGAAGGCGACGACTGGAGAGAAGAAAGCTCACTGCAAAAAGCTAATCCTAACTGGAATATATCAGTGATGCCCAAGGCGGTATTATCGACTTTGCGCAAAGCCATGGAGAATCCCAGCTCAGAAAATAACTTCAAAACAAAGCACCTTGATATATGGTGCAACGCTGACACCGCTTTTCTGCAGATGAATAAATGGCGAAAAGCTATCAGAACAGATGTAACTCTTGATGATTTTGAGGGATGTCACTGCATTTATGGCCTTGACCTTGCAGCTAAAACAGATATCACAGCTTTAGTGCGACTTTTCTGGAGAGAAGAGAATGATGGCAAAGTTCACTTCTATGTGTTTCCTGAGTTCTGGTTACCTGAAGATAGAATAAACAGTTCTACAAATTCACAATATCAAGGCTGGGTTAAACAGGACTTAATCCATGTCTCCGATGGTTCTATTAATGATTTAGAGCTTATTCAAGACTATATCAAAGAAGATGCCCAGCATTATGACACTTTAGCAATAGCTTTTGACCCTTGGCAGGCATATCAGTTAGCTTCTAACCTTGCTAATGAAGGTTTGACCATGGTTGAGATTAAGCCTACCGTTCAGAACTTCAGCGAAGCTATGAAAGAAATGCAGGCCTTAATTTATCAAAAACTGTTACACACTGACGGAAATCCTGTTCTTGAGTGGATGGCCTCGAACGTAGTCGCACATTTAGATGCCAAAGATAATATTTATCCAAGAAAAGAAAACCCAGAGAACAAAATTGATGGCATTGTAGCGTTAATCATGGCTTTACGACAGGCTATTTTTATGCAGGTTTCAACAGATTATCTTGAAGGCAGTTTAAATATCGACTTAGCTTATTAGATTTACAGGTAAAAAAATATGAATGTTTTTAAATGGTTGACAAATTGGGGTGGCACTACAGGTGATCACTCAGGCTGGCAGAATAACAGCCCTATGGTGCCAATCGTTGAAGGAACAAATGCATATTCAACGGATATGGCTCTACAGATACCTACTGTATGGGCTTGTATTGATCTTTTAAGTCACACTATTGCATCTCTGCCTTGTGATGTATTTATTGTTGACGGTAAAGGTAATAAGAACGCTGATACCAAATGCAATCTTAATTATATTCTGTCAGAGTCACCAAACGCTGATATGACTCCGTATGAGTTCTTTTCTGCAATGGTTGTTAATTACTGTCTGCATGGTAATGCTTATGCGTTAATCTCCAGATGGACAGGAGACAAAAAAGGACAAGTAAAGGGCATATATCCTCTGTCTTCAGAGCAGATGCAGATTTACAGAGATCCTTCAAATGGTCAGTTAATTTATCGCTATCTTGATAAGAACGACCATTATCAGGACTATAAATCATCTGACATACTGCATTGGAAATGCATGGGTAACGGCATTACTGGCCTTAAAAAGTTAGATTTTATGAAGATTTCTTTGGCTGAATCTAACTTTGCTCAAAGAACTGCTGTATCAGTTTTCAACAAAAAAGGAAAAATGAGTGGCATTCTGACTACTCCTAAGATTCTAACAGATAAACAGAAAGGTGAAATTGCCGACCAATTCCAAAAGATGAGGAATGATGACAAGATACCTGTATTACCTGCAGATATGTCATTCCAACAGTTAAGCCTTAATCCTGCTGAACAGCAATTATTAGACACGCGAAAATTCAGTGTTGAAGAAATCTGTCGCTGGTTTGGAGTTCCATCTGCTCTTGTCAATTCAAGTGGTGGAGCACCAGGGTCAAACATTGAACAAGTTACAGCAAACTTTTACAAGTCAACCATTCTGCCCATGATTATAAGCCTTGAACAGGCAATCATGAAGCGTGTCCCATGTGTTGAAGAACGATACAACCATGCTGTTAAATTCCGTCTGTCATTTCTTAACCGTGCTAATGATGAGGCTCGCAGTCGCATTGCAGCAACTGCAGTACAGAACGGCTGGAAAACACGTAATGAAGTCCGCATTGAAGAAGGCTTACCACCTGTTAAAGACGGTGATACTTTGACAGCTCAGAGTAATTTATTTCCTCTTGAGCAGTTAGGCCAGGCTGATGCGTCTCAGGTATCACAGACACCAATTACAGAAAACCCTACTAAACAGTAAGGAGTAAATGAATGAAATTCAATAAGAGTGCCAAAGAGTCACAACTTGAAATCTCTGATGAAGGCATCATTGAAGGATATGCTTCAGTATTCAATGGTGTTGATTCGTACGGCGATACCATTGCGCCTAAAGCATTTGACCATGTAATTACAAAAGGCGACTTACCTACAATGCTGTATGGTCATGATTCAATGTCTGTGCCTATTGGCAAATGGACAGAGATGTCAGTTGATGATGTAGGCCTAAAAGTTAAAGGACAGCTGAATCTAAATAACGCTAAAGCAAAAGAAGTTTTTGATGCAATTAAGTTTGGCTCGCTGACAGGTTTATCAATCTACTTTTCATGTTCTGAAGAAGGCTATGAACAAAAAGATCCTGATGATTTGTGTAGTGGTTGCTTAATTAAGGCAATTGACAGGCTTTATGAGATTTCAGTTGTAAATCTGCCTGCTGATGACAATGCAAGAATTTCAAGTTATAAGTCAGCAGATTTTAATGACTGTAATGATATTAAAGGTTTTGAGAAATGTCTGCGTGATGCTGGCTTTTCTCGCTCAAAGGCTAAAGAGATTATATCTGTAGCCAAACGTGTGCTAAATCAGTGTGATGCTGACAGAGAAACACACGATCACGTAGACAATGACATTGATGAACGTATCAAGTCAATTTTCATGAAATACAGGAAATAAAAAATGGAAAATAACGATATTTTAAAGGGTCTTGAGACCATAGATGCAAAAATAGAGGATGTAATCTCCGATAATAAAGCGTCAAAATCAGCTATTGAGGCAGAGATTAAACGTATTGGTGATGAACAGGTCAAGCTAGCAAAAGCCTTAGCAGACACAGCACAGAAATCTGTTGAAGTTCCAGCAGAGACAGCATCTCCTTCACTAGGACAGGCATTTACCAAGTCTGCAGCATTTGAGAATTTTGGCAATAATCGCAAAGCATTATTTACTTTTGAAAAGAAAGCTGACACTAATGCTGCAACTTCAGATTATGGCAATATTCCAGCCTACAGAAAGCCTGGTATGGTTGTTTCTCCAGAAGCTCCATTGATTATTGAGAACTTATTCCCTCATGTGCCTGTAACTTCAAATTCAGTTGAATACGTCAAGGAAGGTTCATTTACAAACAATGCTGCACTTGTAGCTGAAAAGAATGATAAGCCTGAATCTGTATTCGGAGCCACCTCACTTGCAACTGCAAAGATTGTAACTATTGCCCACTGGACAAGAATCACAAATCAGCTTGCAGCAGATGCTCCAGCTTTGGCAGCTTATATTGAGCAGAAGATGCAGTACGGTTTACAGGCTCGTGTTGATTCTCAGCTTGTTACTGGTACAGGCGGTTCAACTGAACTTGAAGGTTTACTCCACGCTGGTAACTATAATGATCCTGTTATAGGTAAGCAGATTGTAGCTAAAGATTTTGCAGCAGATTCAACTCTGTTTGACTTCGTATTAAAGAATAAGGCAGAGCTTGAAGGTAGATACATTACTCCAGAAGTGATCCTGTTAAATCCATCTGATTGGACAAAGCTTGCAATGCTAAAAGACGGTCAGAAGCGTTACATTCTTGGTGGTCCTCAATCAGTTGCAACTAAGTCATTATGGGGTATTCCTGTTGTAACTTCTGCATCTGTAACTGCCGGCAAGTATATCTTAGGCAACATCTCTTTAGGTGCCACTGTATACGACAGACAGGCTCTAAACGTTGCAATGTCAGATTCAGACAATGTTAACTTCACTCAGAACTTAATCACTATCAGAGTTGAGCGCCGTTTAGGCGTTGCTTACGAGATGCCACAGGCAATTAACGGTGGTGATTTTGCTATTCCTGCAACCGCATAATTTAGCTTGTAGTCAGCATTGGGGGCATATGCCCCCTTTTTTATAGGATTTTTTAATAATGTCTCTTTACACTCCAAGCCCAATAACTGATATCTCTCAGACTCCATGCACTCTTGAAGAGGCTAAAACTCAGTTAAGGGTCGATGATACATTTGAAGATGATCTTATTCGTAATTACATTATTGTAGCTACAGAACAGGCAGAGCAGATTTTACAAAGAGAAATTATTAAAAGATTCGATGATGAGGCTGTGTCAACTTTATCGCCTAATGGTGACATCCCATTAACTGTTAAACAGTTTATTTTATGCCTTGTAGGCGATTTATACGCTCACAGAGAACTGTCAGAACAAGCTACATATAGTACCTTTCACAAGCACCTTCTTGACCCTTATATCAAATATATTCGAGAGGATGAGTAATGAGCGTATCAATTCCCACCGCTGGAGAATTAAGGCACAGAGTCAGCATATATTCTCGAATTGATCATCCTGTTAACGGTCATGAAGTTGAGAGTATTGATGAGCTTATATGTACAGTGTTCTGCAAAATTGAACCTACAGGCTCAATGTATTTCAATAATATTCAGACAGAGAACAAAACTACACACCGTTTCTGGTTCCGTTCTGTTAAAGGAATGACAGATGCAAGAAGTTTAAGCCGAAGTATTCTGATAAAAGAAGGCGATATTACATATATTCCTATCAGGGTAACACAGTGCAATGGTCAGAACTTTTTTACCATGGTTGAAGCTCGTGAACTCGGTGAAATTCAAAACGAAACTGTAAACGCTAACAATATGGCGGGGTTAGCAGATGGGTGAGTTCTTTCATGTAGGTATAAAAATGCCTAAAGGCCTTGATGTCATGGATTTTGACAGAAAAATCGTAATGACAGGTCTCAAAAAGGCATCCAAAATCGTACAGCAGCAGTCTAAAAAACTGATTTCAGCAAAGGGCCCATCAAAAGCTGGCGAATATCCTGGACGTAATACAGGGCGTATGCGACGTCATGTCCGTATTAAAAATTCTAAAAGAAAAGATCATCTGTGGTCACGTGTACAAGTATCAACGATTGAAGACAGTTTCTTTTATCCTGCGGTTTTAAATTATGGTCGAAAAGACGGACGACTTAAACCAAGAAAAAACTTCATTGAAACAGCAACGACCCAGAACGAAAAACAAATAAAAGAAATCATAGACAGCGCTATGACAGAGGGCATAAAAATTTGGAGAAAATAGGATGCGAGTCAGCTCAACTATCAAATCTTTAAGAGAGCGATGCCCATCACTTAGCAAACGTGTCTATGGGGCACTTCAATGGGTCAGCCTGTCAGTTGTTCACCCTGAAAAACTTCCATGTGCTTATGTATTTACCCAGTCAGAAGATCCTAAAACCCTGCAGAGTTCAGAAAACTCATATAAGCAGTTAATAACAGCGACTATAGCTGTGGTTCTATGTGTTCCTAGTCTTGATGTTCGAGGACAGGAAGGCGCAGACAAAATTGAAGATTTAAAAGATGAGGTTTTCAAAGCTTTGTTAGGTTGGGCTCCTAATGGCGATCCTCAGTGTGTATATGAATACGCAAATTACAGAGTTATTGATACATCATCCACTCCCGCCATGTGGTGTGTACAGTTAGAGTTCACAGTAGAGTACATGCTTGATACGGATGATACATATATCAAGACAGAACATGAGAATTTAGGCAATTTTGACAAGTTTTATGCTGATGTAGACAAAATTGAATCTGATAAGCCGGATGGAAATATAGATGCAAAACTCAGACTTACAGGGCTTACAGAAAGTAAGGCTAAATCGGAGCCACAAGATCAAACTATTTATAAAGATTTATGGTAACTAAACCAAGGAGAAGACAATAATGTCTATTTCATTCAATTACGTGCCTTCAAACGTGCGTGTTCCTTTGTTCTACGCAGAAGTAGACAATTCAATGGCAAATACCGCAACAGCAGAGAAGAAGAGCCTTTTAATCGGTTCAATGGCTTCTTCTGGAACTGCAACAGCAGGTGTTCCTACATTAATCACCTCAACTGAACAGGCAAAAACAAAGTTTGGTCGTGGTTCGCCTTTAGCTTTAATGGCAGAGGCATTCCGTAATCAGAATGGTACAGGAGAATTATGGTGTTTACCTGTAGACATTAAGTCAGCTACTGCATCAACAGGCTCAATTACCGTTAAAGGAACAGCAACAGAGAGCGGAGCAGTCTATCTGTATATTGGTTCTCAGCTCGTATCAGTTGCATGTTCTGCAGGAACAACTGCAAATGAAGTCCTAACTGCATTAACTCAGGCAATCAATGCAGATAAAGATTTACCAGTTACAGCTGAAAAGAATGATGAAGATAGTGTAATCACTATTACAGCTAAAGTAGCTGGCATTACCGGAAATGAAATCAGATTGGATAAGAACCTTCAGGGCGACGTTGGTGGAGAATCTGATCTTGCTGGCATTACTCTTACTATCGATGATATGAAAAACGGTGCCGGAGAGCCTGATTATAAAGAAGCTTTTAAGGCTGTTGCATCAGAAACATTTTGGTTTATTGGAATTGAAAATAATTCTGCTACAGCGCTTGATGCTGTAAAAACCGAGATGAATGATTCAACCGGACGTTGGTCATATGCAAAAATGCAGTATGGTCATGTGTTTACAACCCTCAGAGGTAATACTGAAAGCTTAGTTACTTTTGGTAATACTCGCAATGACCAGCATACCACAGTATTCGGCATTGAAGAGAAGAATGCAGAACCTGCATATATTGTGACAGGCGCTGTTTTAGGTCGTATTGCCGGATTTATTACTAATGATCCTGCCCGTCCTGTACAAACCGGTGAACTGAACGGCTTAATGCAACCAAGTATGGAAAAGCGTTTTAATTTTAATGATAAAAATACTTTACTCCATAATGGAATCGCAACAATTTATTATCAGTCAGGCACTGTAATGATTGAGCGCGCAATCACCACATATCAGGTTAACAAGTTCGGTGATGCAGATAATTCATATCTTGATATCACAACTCTGTATACATTAGCAGAGATCATTACCCGTCTTAAGGGCGTTATTACCTCAAAATATGCACGCCATAAGCTAGCAAATGACGGTACCCGATATGGGGCAGGACAGGCAATTGTTACCCCTTCTGTAATTCGTTCAGAGCTGATTGCTCAGTATTCAGCCATGGAACGTGACGGCCTTGTTGAGAATGCTGAACTGTTCGCTAAGAATCTGATTGTAGAGCGTAATACTTCAGATGTTAACCGTCTTGATGTGCTGTTGCCTCCTGATCTTGTTAATCAGCTTCGCATTTTTGCGTTACAGGCTCAGTTCCGTTTACAGTATTCTGATTAAGAGGAGATTTTTTAAATGGGTAAAAAATTTGCGGGCACCTGTTACATTAAAGCTAACGGTGCTCAGTTATCTGTTGAAGGTTCAGTCGAAATACCTTTATTAAAAACAACCAAAGAAAAGAAAGTAGGTTCTACAGGTGTGGCAGGATACAGTGAGACTAATATAGCTCCATATGTTAAATGTACTGCATTTCTTGAGCCTGACTTTGATATTGATGCACTGTCTGGCAATGATATGACAATTACTGCAGAGCTTGCCAATGGTTGGGTATACACCTTAAATGGTGCATGGCTTGAAGGTGAAGTTGTAGCTAATTCGTCAGACGGTACTGTGTCATTAGAGTTTACAGGCCTTGATGGTCACTTACAGCGTTAGGAGAGAACTAAATGAAGTCAGTTGCAGAAACCTTAAAATTATCAGTTCCTATTGAAATGGGCACTGAGACAGTATCTGTTTTAGAGTTCAGAAAGCCTAGTGTTGGTGATATTCGCAGAATTGGTTATCCCATCTTTTTTACTTCAGAAGGCGATCTGAAATTTAATCCTGATATTGTTGCAAAGTATATTTCTACTCTTGCTTCAATACCTCCATCAGCTGTAGATAAGATGTCAATTCCTGATTTCACTGCAGCAGTAGGTGTTGTAACCGGTTTTTTCGGAAGTGGGGATTAAGCCCAAGAACGGAAAAGCAATTTATTGACTGTATCTATTCGACAGCGTATTTCTGGCATCTTTCACCGCTTGATATTGAACAACTTGATGTTGAGCGGTTTGAGGAAATGGTTTTACAGTCGAATCGTATTGCAGATGAGATTAATTCACAAAGGGAATAAGTAATGGCATCAGTTAACATCAAAGAGTTTAAGGCTCTTTTTACTGTAAGTGATAAAGCTTCACCACAGTTAAAAAAATTAAAGAGTTCTTTTAAAAACTTTGAAAAAGCATCACAGGCTTTTGCATCTAATGCTTCAAAGTTAGGCGCATTAACTCTTGTACCGCTTGCTGGTGCTTTTACTGCAGTAAGTGCAACTGTTAAGAGTTCAATTAGTACATTTACTGATTATGGCTCTTCAGTGAAAGATGCTGCAATAAAACTTGGTACCACCACTGATGCTGTTCAAACTTTAAGACATGCTGCCCAAATGGCTGGCTCTTCAACAGAAGCTCTTGATCAGGGCATGGTTATCTTTAATAAGAATTTAGCTAATGCAGCACAGGGCAAGAACAAAGCCTTAGTTGAAATGTTCCAAAAATTAGGCATTTCAATGAAAAAAGCAAATGGTCAGATGAAGACCACAGCTGAACTAATGCCAGAATTAGCCGATGCAATGAAACGTCAGAAAAACAATTCTGAAAAGGCATATATTGCGACAACCACTTTTGGCAAGTCTGGACAGGAACTTATCCAAATGCTGCAGGATGGTTCTCAGGCTCTTAAAGATTATGCAGACGAGGCAAAACATCTTGGTATTGTTGTGTCAGATGAAGATACCTTAAAAGCAAAATCAATGGGCGACACAATTCAGCGTTTAAAAGATGCTGTTACAGGTTTTAGCCTGGCTATTGGCTTAAAGCTGATACCTTACGTTGAGCCTGTCATTGCATCTATGACTGAGTGGATTGCAACCAATCGAGAATGGATCGCAACAGAAATTGCATCATCAGTTAAGGATTTTGTTGAGTGCATTAAAAAGATTGATTTTAAACAGGTAATTTCTCAAACAGTTACTTTTACCAAAAATCTGGTAAAGCTTTTTAATTATCTTGGTGGAGTCAAAACAGTAGCGATTGTTATATCCACAATATTTGCAAGTAAATTTGTTGTTGCTCTGATAGGTACTATTAGCTCATTCTTGAAGATAGCTACAGCAATCAAAGCTGTAACAGTAGCTACAACTCTGTTTAATATTGCACTTTGGTCAAATCCTATTGTCTTAATTGCAGCTGCCATTATTGCAGCGATTGCAGCTATTGTTGCATCTGTCTATTTTCTTTATAAGAATTGGGATACTGTCTGCAAATGGTGCAAAGATGCATGGAATGCTTTTGTTGGCTTTACCATGTCAACAGTCACAAAAATTAAAGCCTTTTTTGCTAAGATGATCACTTATATTTTAAGTTCATTGTCACCAATAAAAAAAGCTTGGAATGGTATTAAAAACTGGCTGTCCAATTTATTTAATGATCCTGTAAACACCATTAAAGATACGTTTTTAAGTCTTGTTGGGTTTTATGCGAATTTATGGGGAAACATTAGAGATGTAACTGAGTCAGCTATCAAATCCTGTTTTGGCGGAATGATTGATTATATCCTTGACGTATTATCTCCAATAAAAAATGCGTGGAACAGTATGAAAAACTGGCTGTCCAATTTATTTAATGATCCTGTAAACACCATTAAAGATACGTTTTTAAGTCTTGTTGGGTTTTATGTTAATTTATGGGGGAACATTAGAGATGTAACTGAGTCAACACTCAAAGCCGTATTTGGCGAAATGATCAGTTATGTTCTTAATGCATTATCTCCAATAAAGGCAGTGTGGGAAGATATAAAGAACTGGTTATCTGGTTTATTTAACGATCCTGTAAACACCATTAAAGAAACATTCTTAAGCCTAGTCGATTTTTACGCTAATTTATGGCTCAAAATCAAAGATGTATTCTTTGCTCCATTTGAATCTGCAGCAAAAGGCATTAGTAAGATAGGCTCAACACTGTCAAACGGCTGGGATAAAACTAAAAACTTCTTTGGCTTTGGCGATGATTCAAATATGAATGTGCCGGCAACTACTCTTGCAACTGCATCTGGTGGTGCCTTAAAGGGCGATATCAATATCAATGTAAAGTCAGCTGAAGGAACTACAGCTGAAGTTGAGTCAACATCTCAGCATGGCGACGGTCGCATTCAGTATAAGACAAATTCAGGTGTATTAAGGAGCTTGTAATGTTTTCTACCAGATTACGAAAGGCCTCTTTTAATGGTGTGTCTTTTGAAGTTGTAAGCTCTGAATTTAACTTTGGCCGAAGAAATATCACTCATGAATATCTACAGCGGGATATTCCTTACACTGAAGATTTAGGACGTCTTAAAAGACAGTTTACTGTTACAGGCTTTATTATTGGCACTGATTATATTCAGCGAACCAAAAGGCTGATAAATGCCATTGAAGAGCCTAAAAAAGACAGTAACGGTATTGTTTCTGCTTGTAAGCTTATACACCCATGGTTAGGTACGCTTAACGTTTACCCTATTGATACACCAAGGATCACATGGGATGCCGAAAAGCGTATTTCTAACTTCACTCTGACTTTTATTGAAGCTGGTGAATCTAAATACCCACATTCAGCTGGCTTTGATTTTGGCTCAAAGTTAAGAACATGGGCTGATAACTTTGCAGAAAATGTACTGGATACTTTCAATCTATCTGTAGAGGATTTAGACCAGTACACTACTATTGCAACAGATATCGCAAATGGCACATATTTCAATATATTAGGATGTCTTTCAGATTCAACTTTTTCAAAGATTTTTGATTTATCTGATTCCATATCAAATCTTATAACAACAGCAGCATCAGATTTGAGCCATTCCTCTTCCTTTGTTTCATCCCTTTTTGATTCATTAGGAGTAGGTAATTACTCTAATGTTATTCAGAACTGGAGAAATGCAGGTCACGCTGTGCTTGATTTAATTCATTCTAATGAATTAAGTACAACCTCATCAGTCACCAGCACTGCTCTTGGGACATCTCAAGGAACTGCTCAAGGTACGGTTCAAGGAACAGCAGTTGATTTTAGGCAGACTGATATTAACACTCAGAAATCAGAATTAGCTGAAGCTGTAAAAACTTCAGTAAGGCTTACTTTACTTGCTCAGTTAGCCGGTATTGTTTCTCTTGTCGGAACAAACCTGGATGGTGAGAGTGACGGAGACATTGACACAGCCGGTAATACAAAATCTGAAGATGAAATTCTTGCACTGCGTAATGAAGTTCTTTCAGTTATTGAAGCTGAAATGATATATCAGGGTACTGATGACAGTAATCTGTATGAGAGTTTGGAAGAGCTTTACAGCAATGTTTATCATTACTTTACAAATGAGGTTCTAGCTGATGGTAAAACCATAACTGTAACTCCAAAAGAGCCACAGCCTACTTTGGTTTTAGCTTATGAACAGTATGGCGATACCAGCAGAGTGGATGAAATCATAAGACGTAATAACATTCATTTTCCTTTGTTCATGCAAAAGGTACCAATCAGAATTACAAAATCTGTATCTTAGTGTTTTAACCATTAATTTTTAGACTATAATTCAAGAAAAGAAGGATAGTTGCTATGAAAAAATTAATAGTTTTAATTGCTTTGTTGTCATCAATCGGATGTGCAAATGCTTACTGTTCTCCCAAGGATGGTTTTACAGAAGATTGTAATTTGGAAGATAGGGACTATGAATCTTTAGGCAGTTTAAAAGAGCAACTTGAACTTTTTAGTGGCGTTAACAGTATGATCGATCCTATGAGTAGGGGAACAAAAGTAACGATCGATGGCAAAGAATATCGCTGTATACAGCATTCTGATGATTCTATTGAATGTGAAAAATATTAGTTTTAATTTGTTATGGAGGCCCACTTAATTGTGGGCTTTTTTATGGTCAAAAAAAACACAGTACAGCTTAAAGTTAACAGTGCAACTACATATAACTACTGGTCATCTGTATCTATTACTTCAGAGATTAACGCGTTATCTAGAACTTTTCAGCTGGACATAACTCCAAAAGTTTATGCCCAAAGTGAAATTCCAAAGTTTACTTCTGGTGATGAAATCCAGCTTACAATAGGAGATGATTTTGTACTGACAGGCTTTATTGACTCAACTCCAATCAGTTATAACGGCACATCAGTGACAGCTTCAGTTGTTGGCAGAAGTAAGACAGAGGATTTAGTAGACTGTAACGTAGCTCCACAGGGATATGACTTATCAAGCATTAAAAATAATTCTTGGACAAAGAATATAAATGGCGGTAAATCCTTCGTATCTCCTAATATCTCAAAGGCTGTTACTCAGTTTAAAAACATCCCTTTAAAGCTTGCTGTATCTCAGTTAATAGCTCCTTATGGAATAAAACTTGTCTGTGAGTCAAACAAGGCTGCGGTTAATTCAAATGTTCACTCAACTGTTAAAAACAGTGAAACAGTTTTTAAGGCAATTCAGAATTTAACCAAATCGTCTGGTCTGTATTTTATGGATGATGAGTATGGCAATCTGGTAATTGCTGATACTGACGATCCGAAATCATCTGGTGCAACATTAGAATTAGGCACCAACATTCTGACAGCATCTGCACGGAAAGATTACACTCAGCGTTTTTCTCATTACTGGTATGACAATGATCAGAAGGGCAATAATAAGAAGTTTGGTGATGATCTTCAGCAGATTTCTAAATGCCAGGATGATGAAATTAAAAGGTTCAGATTCTACCGTTATAAAGAGCAGACCATGAATGGTGGCATATCAAATGGCCCAGAACAGGAAGCTAAATATCGTAAAGCACAGTCACAGAAAATAACTTATACAGTTGTAGGATGGCGCACGGGTAAAGACGGTCTTGAAGGTGATTTGTGGAAGGTAAACACTTTAGTCAAGATTAAAGATGACATTGTGTTAGGTTCTGGAGTTGGTTCAAATTCATCAACAAAAGAAATGCTAATCACCAAAGTCACTTTTACACTTGATAACAATGGAATGATTACCACTCTTGAATGTGTTCCACCTGTAGGATTTAGGCAGACAGATGAACCTGCTCAGGAAAAGTCAAAAGTCACAAAAAAGAATGGATCATGGTCATCAAAGTCAGAAGTTAAGCTTGTCGGTCAGGATGGCAAATACCATTAAGGATTAAATATGTCGCAGATAGTTCGGTCAACCGTCACAGGTTCTTCGGGTGATTTAAAACTCAGAGAATTTCAGACAAGATATGATTCTGACACCACCCAAGATGAGATGGAACATATCGAGCCTTATGGTTTCAGTTCAGAACCTTATACAGACGGTAAAACAGATGCAATTAACCTCTTCTTCGATGATGAGCGCAATCATGGTGTAGTTATCAATGTTGCAGACAGGCGCTATCGAATCACTCAGATGAAGACAGGTGAAGTTGTTATCTACGATGATAAGAAACGTCATGTATATTTAAAACGTGATGGTATAGAAATTGACGGTGTAGATGATCCAATAACAGTAAAAACAACAAACGACATTATAGCTAAGTGCGATAACTTAACAGCAACCTGTAAAAGTGCTGCATCGGTTAACTGTGACACCTCATCTGTTACTTGCAAAACATCTGCAACCGTAACCGCTCCAACAATTATGCTTGACGGAAATGTAACTGTTACAGGCACTCTAATTACAGGCACAAAAGGTGGTGGTAAGGCATCATTTGGCGGTACTGTTAATGCTAAGGGGTTAATTCATTCAGAAGATGATATTACAGCCGGATCAATCAGTCTGCAGCACCATGTTCATACTGGTGTTCAAGGTGGCAACGAAAATACAGGAACCCCAAGTTAATGAATATATCAGAAAGAATAATCCCAGTATGGTCATTTGACAAAGGTTCATGGTACAGAACTGATGATCTTTGCAGTTTATTTGACAATATTGTTTATTGTCATGATAAGTTGTATCGATGTACTTCGGCTGAAGACATACTTGGAGTTAAATGTTATTACATACAGAAAGACGGTTTATTCCGTCTTTTTGATTTTTCGGCCAGCCATATTTGCAGAAAACAGTTAAAGAGGCTTGAGTATTTATGCAGATGTTCTTAAATAACTCACTTGTAACAGCAGATATGAATGACGGCCTTTCAAGGGCTGTTGTTATCAGCCTGTTCACATGGAGACGTGCAGACACTGGAGATGTTTATGACGGTTCTAATAAATACGGCTGGTGGGGTGATACCTATCCTGTTGAGCATGGGGACAAAATCGGCTCTAAGTTATGGCAGCTCTTAAGACGTAAGCTGACTGATGATGTTATAGCAGAGGTTGAAGAAGTTTCAAGAGACTCACTTCAGTGGATGATAGATGACGGAATTTGCTCAAATGTAGATGTATCTGTAGAGCGTTCTGAAATTAACAGAGTGAATATCAGTGTTGTATTAACAGTTGACGGTAAACAGACAAGTTATAAGTTTAAAGAGGTATAAATGAATAATTTAAGGCCAAAATTGAGTGACATCATCACAAGAATTGAGAATGATGCAAAATCACGCTTAACTTCAGAAGAATTGAGACGCTCTGACTTATCTGTTTTTATCCGTGTCATTGCTGGTGTGTCTCATTCAATTTATGCAGCACTTGATTATTACAAAAATCAGCTGTTTTCTGATTCAGCTGAAACTGTTTATCTTGAAAGGCGAGCTTCTATTTTTAATCTGACTAGAAAAACAGCAACGAAAGCAATGGGAGAAGTTAAGTTTAACTATTATAACGATGTTGTGGATGTCCCTGTAGGCACCCTGTTGCAGTCTCAGTCTGGTATACAGTATCAAACCACTTCAAGCCCAAATTCAGAAGGAATTACTTCGGTAAAAGCAATTCTATCTGGTAAAGCTTATAACCTTAACAAAGGCAATACACTTGATCTTGTCAATTCATTAAAAGGTGTTGCCAATGCGATAGTACATTCAGATATTGCTGGCGGAATAGATGCAGAGACAGATGATGAGTTAAGACAACGCATTCTTTTTCGTACTCAGAAACCACCAAGACAGGGAACTAAAGCTGATTATATTGCCTGGGCAAAAGAAGTTACAGGAGTTGGTTTTGCCTGGTGTTTTCCTAAAGAATTAGGTGTTGGAACTGTTACAGTAAGATTCTTATGTAATGATTATTCAATGCCAGACACTGCGCTTATAAATAAAGTTCAGAAACATCTTGAAAGTAAAGCTTCAGTTTTAGCTGCTATCTATGCTGTAGCGCCTGTAGAGCAAAAAATTAATTTCAAATTAAAAATAACACCTTCAACGCTGGCTGTTAGAAACGCCGCCGTAGAAGCTATCCATAATCTTTTCAAATCTGAAGCTGAGCCCGGTGGCACTATATATCTGTCTCATATTCATCTTGCCTTATCATCTGTAGCTGATGAGATTGATCACACCATTATTGAGCCAGCAACAGATGTGGTTGCTCAGTCTAATTCTTATCTGCCTACCGTGGGAGATATAACATGGGAAGAGTAAGTTTCACAACTGATAACTATTATGCTGCAATGAAGAAACTGCTACCAAAAGGCCCTGCCTGGGAACTTGAAGACAGCACTTTCTTCATGAAGATGTTATATCTTGCTGCTCTTGAATTTGCACGACTTGATGCTGACATTTCTAAAATGATTGATGAATCTGATCCACAGTCAGCCTCAGTAACTCTTTTAGACTGGTTTCATCAATGGGGTATTCCTGAAGAATGTCGATCTGAAGATGATGATCTTGAAGTTTTAAGAACAGAACTGTTAATTAAAATCAGAACGTTAGGCCTTACATTTCAAGAGCTTGTTTATCTGATAGGGCAGTCATGCGGTTATTCAGAAACAAAAATAGATGCTAAACGTGTTTTTACTGTTGCATCAACTGCTGATGACGCCCTTTATTCAGAAATATGGTCTAACTGGTTCTATACAATTAACGTCGAGAAAGTTAACTCCATTCCCTTTAAAACCACTTCAAGAGTATCTGAACGTCTTCAGAAATGGGGAAATGAGCTATTTGAGTGTTTAGTTAAACACTATACACCGGCTCATACTTCAACAATTTTCACTTACGGTAAATAAGGAAAAATATATGTTTAACGGATATAAAAAAGACATTGCAGCTGCAGCACCAAAAATTGAAGAACTGCAGGAAGGATATCCAACAGAAGGAAGTCCTTCGCTTGGTATTCCCGCAACTCAGCCTGGTGCAGCATGGTTCCATATGATAACTACTGAGCTTCTTAATGCTATAAAAGAACTTGGAGTTTTACCTGACAAGAATTCTCTCAATCAACTTGCAACAGCTATCTTAACTTTAAAATTTCCTACAGGGACAGCATTTGAATATTTAAGAGATAAAAACTATTCAAAAAATGACATTGTCTTTACCGACGAACGTCTATATCTCTGTATGGCAAATAACGGTCCTGCCTCATCAGTTGTTAAGCCAGGTACTAACGATTCTGTCTGGCAAAAAATTCCTCTTAAACAGGATGTTTTAGCTTTAGTTCCAGATGCCACAACTAGCGTAAAAGGTATTGTTCAGCTTTGCGATAATATTGAGCAAAACGCATCAAACACATCTATGGCAGTGACTCCCCATGCTGTTGCCCAACAAAACTTTATTAAAAGTATTAACGGCACTAAGCCAGATACATCCGGTAATGTATCCATAACGCGTGTAGATTCGGCCGCATCAGCAGATACAGCAAAATCTGCAACTAAGGCAACTAATGCAGACAAGGCTACTCATGCAAGTACAGCTGACAGTGCAACTAAAGCTAGTCAAAATGCTTCAGGACATTCATTAGATAATACTATAGTTAAAGCTATTAGTATTAGCGGTAGAACTATTACAGTAACCAAATTAGATAATAGTACCTATACACTTACCACACAGGATACAAATACAACTTATTCAAAAGTAAGTCAGTTTACTAATGATAGCGGTTATATTGTCGATAGTCATAATTTCGCTAGTGGCGTCACCGTGAATGGGTACAAGATCTCAGTAGGATAGCTAATATGGCAACAATTAAAATCAATTATGGTGGCACTACCTATTCAATGGTGAAGACATCATCAAAGATCACATCTCCTAGCGTTGCTGTTGATGGTGGTTATATTCCTTGTTTTAAAGGTAATAGGTTTGCAGAAGTTATCAGTGGCAACAGAATTTATACATTGTCGCCTGTTATGGTTAATGGCTATCGCATGGCTTGTGGAAGTAGAACAGCTTTTACAGGACATGTTTTTATTACTGTACACCAACGTTCGTCTGTAGGTAATATGGGTGGTGCCTCGATTGCTTCTTTTCACGCAAATATAAAGAAGACTTATACCGATCAGACAGGGTTTACAGCAAGCGTAAATGTTACAAGTTCAGATGCAGGAAATGACGGTGTAATTGCTTTATCTTACACATATAAATTTGCTGGCACATATACAGTAACAGAAAGCTCAACAGGGACTGTAGTTAAAACAGGAAGTTTTAATGTTTCTGTTACTCATAATCATACATCTTACTATGGTGTAGTAGAAGAGAAAGATTACAATGTACAAATTGCTTAAAAAGGAAAGATGATGAATATTAGTTATAAATCAGTAAGTTATTTCGGAAAACAGAAAAAGAATTTACATTTTATAGATTTAAAAGTTGATAACAAAAATTATGGCGATTTAATCATTGCCATTGATACCCTATTGGGGTCACAACTTAACAACTATTGCTTAGAGACTGAGGGAGCGATTAAAGTTGAAGATACAGGTGAAGATCTAACTTTAATTGCTGTAGGTGGTGATTCTTTACTTTTAAGTATTAAGGATGCTGTATATGTGTACTTTGATACTGTAGCCCAGCAAAAGGAATTTACAGGATACTTAGACTGTTTGGCATCTGCGAACTCAAACGATGATAACAAAGTCCGTTATTCTCTGATATTTAGCTCATGGATTGATGAGAACTTAGCAATCTTTAATCAGATTTGTGAAGACTACAAAAATGAAAAGATTGACAATCTATCCATTGATTATGTAACAGAAAATTTTACAGATATAAACTGGGATGCCAAAGTAGATAGCAAATTATCTATATTAGAAAATGCTGTGTCTGACTTAGGTGGTGTTATATCTGACATGAATACAGATGACACTACAACCGAAGATGCGATCGCAGAACTAGGATCAATGATTTCAGATATTTATGCTCAACTAGAGGAGTTAAAAAAGAATGGTTAAATTTTATTTAATGCGTATCAATCGTGGAATTATGACTATTGACGAAGTACCATCTTTATGGCGTGAAAAGGTAAAAACACTTTTAAAGGAGACTGAGAAGAAAAAATAATGTACACAAGATTACACGCTGTTAATGGCATTGTAGGTGAAGGTGTTAAGTTTGAGCGCATCAGACGTGTCACTGGTTATCTTGTAGGAACCTTAGATCGCTTTAATGATGCAAAACGAGCAGAGGTTCGTGACAGAGTTAAGCACACGCATGCGTAAAAAAATAGCCCCATCTTTAGGGGCTATTTGTTGTCGTACCAACCTTACAAAAATCATAACAGCAAATCTGCGCCACCTTTTAAGCAATGATCAACAAAGTCACACCATTGCTGCATTGCTTCACGTCTTTTCTCTAACAGATCACTTCTATCATAAGCTAGCTGTGTTGATGTTCCTACAGTATGAGCTAAACACTTCTCTGCAACATCAAAAGGAATATCATGATCGTGCATCCAGGTACGACCAATTGAACGTATGCCATGAGGCACAAGCTTGTCTTTAAAGCCGTGACGGCGTAAAAACAATGAAGTTGAATTGGTGCTAAAGTGCTGCACTACTTTACCTTGAGTTGCAGGGAATACATACTTACCTACTCGTGGGCGGTTAAGCAGCAAAGTAAGCATTTGCTTTGTAATTGGTACCACATGAGGTAGTTTCATCTTCATGACCTCTGCAGGTACTGTAATTGTGTTATCTTCAAAATTGATCCAAGACCATTCTAAGCTACAGTATTCATTAGGTCTTAACAGAGTGTAAAAGCCTGTAAGCAGTACTTCCCATGTAGCACGAGCTTTAAGCCCATATACCTGTAGCTCTTTAAGAACTGTAGGCAACTGTGAGTAGTGTACTGAAGGTCTGTTCTTAATAACAGTTTTAACAGGAAAAACAGAGTAGAGATTTTGAAAACGTAGCTCTTTGACGTAGCCAATGTTCATAGCATAGATGTCGATCTCTTTTATATACATGCAAATACGCTTAATTGTTTCGTATTTACCTCTGGTATAAAGATCCTGTTTTAAGATCTCAACAAAAGCTACAGGAGTAATAGCTTTGTAGTCAATCTTACCTAATGAAGGTAGGATATAGCGCTCAATGCGGTTAGAGATGTCCTGCCAATTCTTTACTTTAACCTTCTTAACTTCAATCCACTCATAGTAGATCTCTTCAAATGTATGAACCTTTTCTTTAATAACAGGAGAACCTTCAAATTTAGCCTGGGCTTTTAAAAGAGATAGCTGCTCTCTAGCTTCTTTGATAGATAACTCAGGGAATGATCCTAGTTTCTTACTTATCTTTTTACCATCAGATCTAAAATTAGCAATCCAATTTTTAATACCTGAAGGTAGTATGCGCAGGTATAAGCCATTACCATCAGCTAAGTTGTATTCCTTATCTTTTGCTTGAGCTTTTTTAATTTCTAAAAATGTAAGCATAAATGCTCCTAAATTCTCCATGTGGCGTTTAGCCGTTTTTGTGACTGTACATTTGTAAACGCCACATAAGCGCCACATATTATAGCATTTATTTGATACTAGCTATGATAGTAGCTCTGCTAGTATCACCGATTTTTAACGATTATTTTATTGAAAATTAAGAAAAAAATGAAAGGGTAATTAGCTGATTTTAGATATAAAAAAAGCACCTAAAAGGTGCTATGGCGGTGAGAACGGGATTCGAACCCGTGATACGCGTTAACGTATACACGCTTTCCAGGCGTGCTCCTTCAGCCACTCGGACATCTCACCAAAATTGACCGTATAATTTTACAGTATTATTAAGATATTGCAACTTTATATTGAGTAAAAATGAAATCTATATCTTAAAAGAACAACACCGGCTCTTACAACATCGCAAGATAGTAATTCTAGAGATTGACCATCGCAAGGTTTTTCACCTTCTTTACCTTCATACTCAAAGATTGATTTAACGCCACTCAATCCATCTATGCCAGGGTAGAGCACAAGATAAAGTTCATCGATAAGACCTAGCTTTAAGAAAGATCCGTTTAAGATACCGCCTCCACATAGGAGAACATTCTTTATACCAAAATCAGAGTATAAACTTTTAAGAGCTTTTTTGATGTCATGACCATCTTTTCCTGCAAAGGTAAAAGAGATCTCCTTTTTTCTTAAAAACTCAAGATACTCTTCACTTGCGGTGTCTTCTCCTAAGACAACAAGCAGGGTACTACCCCAGATTTCGTTGTTCTCATAGGCTATAGAACCTTTTGAGTCAAACACTGCTGTCATTTCTGCGTTTTCTCTAATACCTAAAAATGGTTTAGGATCTTTAATCCTAGTGTGAGTGTCTGATTTAAAAGGAATACTGCAATGGTGATGTAAAATTGTTTCTTTTCCTAGAATTGATAATTCAGGATTTAATTTAGCTTTAGTCTCATAATATACATCAGGTTCACCTTCGCCATTGCTGTCATATAAAACAGACCATCTAGATTCGTCTAAGCGACCGTCGATAGAACTTTCCATGAGGCAAGTTACTTTTTGCTGTGTCATGTCCAT